ATACAATTTCTTGTAGATAAACACGGTGTAAATCCTAACGCAATTGTGTATGGTCCAAGCAAGAAAACTTCTTCGGAGACTGAAGACTATCATCCTAATGATCCGCCTCCAGGACCTGAAACTAAACCTACGATGCCTAAAGGCACAGTAAGAGTAGATGTTAGTGATGTATATGATTGGTATAAATTAGGACAGCACATTAGTAATCTCAAAGGATTGGGCAAACACGACTTCGGCAAAGGACCTCCTAGCACTATTATATCATTTGGTAGTGAAGAAGAAGAACACAAATATATACAAGATCTAATGAAATTAGGGCTGGATACAACAGATATTGATCCTGTTGATCCTAATCAGCCTAAAAATATGAAACGTCAAAAAGTTGACCCAACATTCAATGTTGACGAAAACTTTGCAGACGGACGTAATCCGCAAGACAAAGGAGACAGTGCCCGTCACGGTATTCCTAAAAAAGCTAGTATAAGTACATTAAAGAGTATTCGTAGCAGCGACACAGCAAGTCCTCGTAAGAAACAATTAGCCCATTGGCAAATAAATATGAGGCAAGGTAAAAAAAGGAGCAAGGAATGAGTGGATTTGAATTTGAATTTACATTGAATAATTTAAAAAAAGTTGTTCATAAAAACAAAGAATTAGAACTATGGTACAATGCATTTAATACATATCTACCAAAGTTTTATATTACTACGCCTGCAAGAGTAGCAGGATTCATAGCACAATGTCAGCATGAATCAGCTGACTTTACAGCACTACAAGAAAACTTAAATTATGGAGCTAAAGGCTTACGTGGGCTCTTCGGTAAGTATTTTCCGGATGATGCTACTGCAAAAGCATACGAGCGTAAACCTGAAAAGATTGCTAATAAAATCTACGGCGGACGTATGGGCAACGGTCCAGAAGCATCAGGCGAAGGTTGGAAATATCGCGGTCGTGGCATTTTACAATTAACTGGTAAAAGCAACTATACTCAATGTAGTAAAGATTTATTTGGAGACGATACACTAGTTCGAGATCCAGATTTACTACGTACACCAGAGTACGCTACGTTAAGTGCTTGCTGGTTCTGGTATAAAAATCAATTAAACGCTATCTGCGACAAAGGCGATATTGTTTTATTAAGTAAAAGAATCAATGGCGGTACTATTGGAATGGAAGATCGCATCAAGCATTGGAATGATGCATTAGATGCATTTGAGGGCTAATTATGCGTTTAAGGGAATTATTAGGCGAAACTGCAACTGCTGGAGCTACTAGTGCAGGCAATATTGCTTCAGTTGCAAATCCTCATGTTGCCATTGGTAACGTTAAAAAATATGGCAAGGGTTCGCCTGCTCGTCCTCCTAAAACCGTACAAGCTAAAAATCCCGACGGTACTGCTAAAAATGCACTAGATATGAAAACTAGCATATTCGGCGGCGGTACCGTCAAACGATAAATACAAAGTATTGGAGAAACCTCATGAATTTAGATAGACGTCCAGATAATCACGAAGCTGCAATGGCTCGTGCTGATCTATACAAGTTAGCCAACTATTCTATGAAACTGTTCAAAATGATCCGAGAAGGTCAAGAACTAGAAGGATGGGTACAGGCTAAAATCACCAAAGCCGCAGATTATGTTGCTAGTGTATACCATTTCATGGAATATGAAATGAAATCCAGCGAATACGGTGAAAAATTAGAAAATAGCGATGTCTATAGTGAAAGTGTACGTCGTGCATTTGAACAAAAATTAATGGAAGCTAAAAAACAAGCTGCTAAAATTAAAAAAGAAGCTGACAAAGTCGAAGAAGGTTGGGACGACATGCTAAAAGCAGTTAAAGATCGTGCAGGTCCTCAACCAAGCGGTGGTAGTGGAATTAAGAAAGGCTCACGTTACGGTGGTAGTAAACAAGCAGATGCTCCAGAAAAAGACGACGACGAAGAAGAAAAGCCAAAGAAAAACAAAAAAGTCAGAGAAGGCGGATATTATGATCCAGCGAACGATCAGCCGCAAAAAGGTAGTGCAGCAAGTCAAGCTGTAGCTCAAAGAGCAGCAATGGCAGCTGCTCAACCTCCAAAAGGTGTAAATTTTGAAAAAGACTATTTAGAAAAAGCAGCAAGCGGTGCACCGGGTCGATGGATGATTTCAGCAGATGATGCTAAAGCTGCATTAGCTTGGTTAACAGCTAATCCTAATTATAAGCCGCCAGTCGGTGGCAAAGGTGTTCAAGAAGCGGCTAAGCCAGATTATCTTGACTTCGACAAAGACGGCAACAAAAAAGAGCCAATGAAAAAGGCCTTAAAGGATAAAAAAGTCAAAGAAGATCTACAATCAGGCACAAGTGGTGCTCAAGCAGTTAGATATTATGCAAAAGCTACACAAAAAGTATTTGATGCATCGAATACTAATCAACAACTTAGTAAAGAATGGATGGCCTATCTAAGTGATAAAAATAAACAAGACCAAATATCTCCAAGAGGATTAGAAACAAGTGCCACCGAAGATGGCGAAATGGCCATGAAACTATTGAAAAAACATAACATACCACTTGAAGATCCTAAACAGCCATCTATGTTAGATAAAGCAGTTAGTGGCGTTAAAGGTGCGTTGGGTATGAAAGAAGGTGCAGGTTGCAATCAGACTATGGAGGGTAAAAGCTGCCCAGTGCATGGAATGAAAGAATGTCCTATGGAAGAGGCTGTTAAAAAAGGCCTGTATTACAACGTAAACAAGCGTAAAAAAGCCGGTACTAGTCGAGATAAAGATCATCCAAAAGCTCCTTCGGCACAAGATTGGAAAAATGCAGCGAAAACTGCTAAAAAATAATTAAAGGAATAAAAAATGGCATACGGTATGGACTTTACAAGAGTAAACGGTTTACGTAACACCGTAGGAACTCTATATCAAGATATGGTAAATCTTTATAAAATTACCGTGCAGACAGTAGTACCCGCTGCGGTAGACTTAAGAGCAGAAGATGATGCTAACGACGAGACAGTAGAAGCTATTGTTAGAGAAATAAACCCTCTAGCATTCTTTGTTGTTAACGATGCCAGTGGTGTCATTTATGTAGTTATGGACAAACATATTAATAGTGCATCCGAATTGCAAGTAAGAATTCGTAGTATAGGTAAAGACAGTGGCGCGACCACTACTAGCATTGGACCAAACAATATCGATATTAGCGGAACAACAGTTGAAAGTGCAGTGAGCATGACATTTGGTGTTTAATCATGGACATGAAGAAAATTTTATCTGCTATAGACGGAGCGAATAAACCTGTAGCAGACTCTTCAGAAATGAAGAAATTTGTATCCATTGTGAACGAATCTTCCACGAATCGGTTAAGTATGGCTGAACAGATGGCTGTACAGCATTATCAAGAACCTCGTAAAAATATTACCAGTCCTGTTCTTAATAAAGATAAAGATGCTAAACCTAGCATGATTGGCAAATACTTTAAACAAATCGAAGAAGAGTTAGCCGAATCTGAACAACGATATAAAGATCGTGCCAAACAACTAGCAGAACGTGTTGTTAATAAGATGCACGAAGCGGCGAATCCTGCACAACAAGCAGCTATTGCTATATCTATGAAAAAAGCAGGAAAGAAACCAAAGAACATTAAAGAAAACATCGCTACTTTAAAAAAATTACGTGATCAAATTAGCGAACAAATTGCACAACTAGAAGAATTTTATAATCCTCCAACGGATAGTAGAAGTCCAATCAGTGGAGCACATCACCCTGATTGTAAATGTTCTGAAGTAGAAGAAGGATTACGTGATCCAAAAGATAATCCATGCTGGAAAGGATATAAACCTGTAGGAACAAAACAAAAGAACGGACGCACAGTTCCAAACTGTGTGCCTAAATAACACACCTTAGGACCGCTATGGTGCGTAGGCGGCTGCTGCCTTAGTGAAACGATTCGCTACCGCGTAACTGAAAAGTGAGCAAGAATATTAGGAAAAAAAATGAGTGCTATATATAAAACATTAGTTGAAAGTTTTGGATACCTTGCAGAAGCTGCTCCTACTGAATTCAAACCTACACACTTTCATAAAAATAATTTTGGTTTTAGATCATCCGTAATGTTACATAGTGATGGTAAGTTTTATCACATGGCACCAGGTCAGTATCCGAATCAAAATCAAAAAGTTATCGCTCCTTGGAATGGAAACCCAGAAAATCGTTCTGCTATGAATCCTGCTAGTATTGACGGAGAATTCGTCGATGGTAAGCCAGTAGATTATCCAGAGGGTATAACTTATAAAACCTTTAATAAGGAAGGCCAGGGTGCAAGAGCAGATGGTACAATGGACACTGTCCCTACTGATGATCAAAACAAAACTAGTAATTATACTGGACAAGATCAAAAATCGCCTGAACCAACAGATTCGACTCCGACAGAGCCTCAGGTAGATACACCAGTAAACAACACCACTAGTAACTATACTGGACAAGATCAAAAATCGCCTGAACCAGCAAAGGAACCAGCAAAGGAACCAGCAAAGGAACCAGAAAAACCTTCTGAAGATCCATTGTTAAGTCCAGAAGAGTTAAAAACTAAAGTAGCTAGATTTAAAGAACTATTAGACAAATCGTTAATGAGAGAAAAAGAAGGACAAGGGCCAAGACCAAATCCACCACCAAAACCAAAGCCAAGAAAACAAGACAGTGGTCCGTATTTAGGTGCAGGCAATAGTCCTGGAAATGTTACATTTGGCGGAAGTATGCATGGTCCTGGATCAACAGGACAATGGGATGGACGACCAGTCGATGTTCCAGCTGGCACATTTGGCGAGAGTCAAAAATTGACTATTAAAGACTTTATTAGCAAATTAACAGAAATAGAAAATCGCTCTGGGGATTTAATCAACGAAGTTATTTCTTCATCTGAACAACAGGAACTTACAAAATTATTTCTAGATTTATCCGATCCAAGATATGCAAGTAATCAAGATGTAGCCAGAGAACTAGATCGTTATAACAGTGTGATGCGTGATGTGGACAAGTATGCTACATCAACGTTCCAACCTGGATCAGATCAAGTAGGTATGCCTGAAGTTCCGCGTCAACCTATGCCTGGAACGAAAACACAGCCAGGCGGCCAGAAAACACCCCCTCTTACTGGAAACCAATTCGCTGTCATGAACATGCAAAAAGATCTAAAAGCAGCTGGTGCAGATTTAGGAACTTACGGTACTAATAAAGATGGTATAGACGGAAATCTTGGCGGACCAAATAGTAAAACTAGACAGGCAATGAAAAAATATCCGGAAATTGCAAAAAAACACGGATTTGATGTTAGTGGTCAAGGTGGTAAAACCCAACCCGACGGACAAGGTGCTAAGGTTGATCCAAATGCACAACAACAAAAGCCGATGAATGATAATCAAATTGCTGTAGCATTATACCGATCAATGTCAGGAATTGGCACTGATAGTACTATGTTCATGCAAGCTATAGGACAAATTAAATCAGCAAAACAATTTGCCAATGTTAATGCTGCGTATAAGAAAGTGGCAGGTGAGGATTTAATGGCTGCAATTGAAGATGATTTTAGTGGTACAGATTTAGGCAATATTCAAAGATTGCTAAGTAAATTTCAACCAAAAAAAGAGTCGTCTGAGTTAGATAGGATTAAACGTCTATCTGGAATATAAAAAAAGCCCCGCAAGGGGCTTTTTATTTGTGCCAATCTGCTTGAAAGCAGTGTCTTACTTCATGTCCTAAAGTGTGCATGTTTGTCTTTTTACCGGTGATAATAGTACACTGGTCTCCTTTGAAAAAAGAACAAGCTAGTACACCATAACCAAATCCGCCGTAGCCTCGTCTACGAGATTCGGCTTCACAAGCAGCTTGGACATTGTCCACTACTACCCATTTAATAGTCGACGACTCGGTAAAATTCTTTTTAGTATCAAACATAAGATTTGGATTGTCCCAATCATTCGCACTAGCATTGGTAGCAGCTAAGATTAAAGAAAATATAAGAGATTTAGTTTTCATAACTTAATCCGAAGTTGTTTATAGTTCAAGTATTATATACTCAAAAACCTAAATAATCAATAGGTTTTGGCTATATTTTTGGTTAACAAATTTATAACAAACATTGACACACTTTATTAATTCTTTTATAATACGACTTTATCAGGAGACTCTTATGAGTAGAATGTACGGACCCGAAGAAAAGTCTAAACTGGAAAGATTAATCACCGAAGGATCTACAGTTTTGAGAGAAATCGAAGACTTACAAGAAGGACTTAAAGAAACTGTAAAAGCAGTTGCAGAAGAACTAAACATCAAACCTAGTATTATTAATAAAGCAATCAAAATTGCACATAAAGATAATTGGAAGGTACACGAAGAAGAATGGGACGAAATCGAAAACATTCTTGGTGTCACTAAAAACTTACCGCAAGATTAATGAACGATATTGTTTTTAATATATTTCAATGGATAAGAGATGATTGGGCATCTAACCGTATACGTTTTGTTATTGAGCTCTTTGCTTGGGCTATATCAATTGGATGTAGCATCACAATGGCGTTTACAGTACCCAATCCTCCACTCCTTGTTTTATATCCTATTTGGATTCTTGGTTGTGCTATGTATGCTTGGGCTGCTTGGACTAGGAAATCCTTTGGCATGTTGGCTAACTACATTTTGCTCACAACCATTGATACGATTGGGTTGGTAAGGATGTTATGATTTGGACTATATTTTTAGAAATTATTGTTAATTGGTTAATAATGGGTGCATTAATAGCCTTAGCATTGATTGGATGTTTATACTTTGCTATATTATGCGAAAAAATTGTTGATCGTGTTTTTAGAAGCTAAATATTTGCGAGTAAGGTTTAATCAGCCACAAATGATTACGTTGGTGTTTGCGAGCCACAAATCGCATAGGAGAATAGATGTACGTAGACGCATACTTTAATCGCGACTCTGATGTCATACACGCTGTTGAAAGAAACGACGATGGCAAAAGAGTTTTCAAAGAATATCCCGTAAAATATACTTTTTATTATCCAGATGCTCGAGGTAAATTTACCAGCATCTATGGTGATCCATTAAGCAGAATCGTTTGTAAAACTTCAAAAGATTTTCACAAAGAATTAAAAATACACAGTAATCAAAAACTTTACGAAGCAGATATTAATCCTATATTTGTTTCATTAAGTGAACATTACTTAGGTCAAGATGCACCTAAACTAAATGCTGCATTTTTCGACATCGAAGTAGATTTTGATCCAGAACGCGGCTATGCTAGTCCAGACGATGCTTTTATGCCGATTACTGCCATTGCAGTTTATTTACAATGGCTAGAAACAATGGTCTGTTTGGCAATTCCTCCTAAAGGCACTACTATGGAGGAAGCTAAAAAATTAGTAGAAGAATTTCCTAATACACATCTCTTCGACAATGAAGCAGAAATGCTTGATACATTTCTAAATTTGATTCAAGATGCAGATGTACTAAGTGGCTGGAACAGTGAAGGCTTTGATATTCCTTATACTGTTAATAGAGTAACCAAGGTATTAAGCAAAGACGATACACGCAGATTTTGTTTATGGGACTTACACCCAAGAAAGAGAGAATATGAAAGATACGGAAAAACAGCACAGACCTATGACTTGGTTGGACGGGTACATCTCGACTACCTCGAACTATACCGTAAGTACACATACGAAGAAAGACACTCCTATCGATTGGATGCCATCGCGGAATACGAACTTGGAGAAACAAAAGTTCCTTACGAAGGTACGTTAGATCAACTATACAACAACGACTTCAAAGAGTTTATTCGTTATAATAGACAAGACTGTGCTCTACTTGACAAATTAGATAAGAAACTAAAATTCTTAGATCTGAGTAATAAACTGGCACACGAAAACACCGTGCTACTACAAACAACTATGGGTGCTGTAGCTGTTACAGAACAAGCTATTATTAATGAAGCACATCGTAGAGGATTCCAAGTTCCTAATCGAACAAAGATGAGCGAACGTGAAGATACTGCGGCAGCTGGTGCATATGTTGCATATCCTAAAGAAGGGGTTCAAGATTGGGTAGGTTCATTAGATATTAACAGTCTTTACCCCAGTGCTATTCGTGCATTGAACATGGGACCAGAAACTATTATAGGACAACTTCGTCAGACAATGACTGAAGAATTCGTTCAAGGTCAAATGGCCAAAGGTAAAAGTTTTGCAGCAGCGTGGGAAGGTAAGTTTGGATCTCTCGAATATGAATCTGTAATGAACAAAGAAATTGGCACTGAAATCACTATCGACTGGGAAGATGGCACTAGTGATATATTAAGTGCAGCACAAGTATATCAACTGATCTTTGAAAGTAATCAACCATTTATGTTAAGCAGTAATGGCACTATCTTCACTTACGAAAAAGAAGGAGTGATTCCAGGACTACTAAAACGTTGGTATGCTGAACGTAAAGAAATGCAGGCCAAGTTAAAGGAATGTATAGCCAATGGTAATAAAATTGAAGAAGAATATTGGGATAAGCGACAGTTGGTTAAGAAGATTAATCTTAATAGTTTGTATGGTGCTATTCTTAATCCTGGCTGTAGGTTTTTCGATAAAAGAATCGGTCAATCAACAACATTGGTCGGTAGACAAATCGCCAAACACATGGCAGGTAAAGTCAACGAAATAATTACAGGAGAATATAATCATGTTGGAAAAGCTATTATCTACGGCGATACTGATAGCTGTTATTTTTCTGCTTATCGTACGCTTAAAAAAGATATCGACTCGGATAAAATCCCGTGGACAAAAGAAACAGTGACTATGCTGTATGATCAAATTGGAGAGGAAGTAAACAAAACTTTCCCCAAATTCATGCAGGATGTGTTTCATTGCCCTCAAAGCAGAGGTGAAGTTATTAAAGCTGGTAGAGAAATTGTGGGCAGTAAAGCTTTATTCATAACTAAAAAACGTTATGCAGTTTTATATTATGATAAAGAAGGTAAACGAGTTGATATAGATGGTAAACCTGGAAAGATCAAAGCCATGGGATTAGATCTTAAACGCAGCGATACTCCGGAATTTATTCAAGACTTTTTAGGTAAAGTTCTCGAAATGGTATTAACTGGTAGTGAAGAACAAGAAGTTTTGGATTATATCAGTGAATTCAGAATCGCCTTTAAGGCACGACCTGGTTGGGAGAAAGGTTCACCCAAACGTGCTAATAATATCACTGAATATCAAAACAAAGAAGAAAGACAGGGCAAAGCTAATATGCCAGGACATGTTCGTGCTAGTATCAATTGGAATACATTAAAACGTATGTTCGATGACAAATATAGTATGAATATAGTTGACGGTATGAAAGTAATAGTTTGTAAATTAAAAGAAAATCCATTGGAGTATACCAGCGTAGCTTATCCTGTAGATGAATTAAGATTGCCTCAATGGTTCAAAGACTTGCCATTTGATCATTCTGAAATGGAGGCTACTATTATCGATAAAAAATTAGAAAACCTAATTGGAGTTCTAAATTGGAACATACAAAGCACTGAAGAAAAAAACACTTTTAACAGTCTTTTTGAAATGTAAATCTAAATAACCTTAAGGAGAATAAAATGAAAGATATTTTAACTGACATTGTAACACATACACATAGCCTAGGAATTATTCCTTTAGTGAAAATTACTGGAACTGATGCTGAAACACTTATCGAATCTATGGCTGAAGACCGTAGTGTAATCATTAACGCTAAAACTAACAGTCCAGTTAGTGAGTTCTTAGGAACATTCGGTATGCCTAACTTAGACAAACTAAGTCTGCACCTTCGTAATCCTGAATACAAAGAAAATGCTAAAATTGAAGTTGTCATAGCAGAACGTAACGGAGAAGATATTCCTGTAAGTTTGCACTTTGAAAATTCTACAGGCGACTTTGTTAATGATTATCGTTTTATGAATCAACAAATTATTAATGAAAAACTAAAAACTGTTAAGTTCAAAGGTGCTCAATGGGACATCGAACTAGAACCGAGCGTAGCTTCTATTGCAAGATTGAAATTACAAGCAGCAGCACACACTGAAGAAACAGTTTTTCAGGTTAAAACTGAAAATAGCAACTTGGTATTTTTCTTCGGGGATGCTAGTACTCATGCAGGAAGTTTTGTGTTCGAATCTAATGTTAAAGGTAAACTGAAACAAACTTGGAGTTGGCCTGTCACACAAGTAATGAGTATTCTTAATCTCGATGGCGACAAAATAATGAAGATTGCAGACGCAGGTGCTATGATGATTACTGTTAATAGCGGACTTGCAAGTTATGATTACATTTTACCGGCACAAACAAAATAAGGATTAATTATGTCACGTGTTTTGAACTATATTAAGAATCATATTCCCCAAATGGAAATGGCGGGAGTTGTTATGCGTATTTTTTGTTTTACATTAGTATCGTGGTTAGGCCCAGCAAGTCCCTTTATGTTTGTCTGGGTCGTTAATACTATCGATGCTATTTTACTAACGTACTGTGCTACATTAAAGAAAGATAAAGCATATACATTGCTTAATGGGTTCTGGATATTAGTAGGTGTTGTAGGCATTGCCAGAGCAGGAGGATGGTTATAATGGCATTTAGAGAAAAAGATCAAGCAGATTTTGATTTAGAAACATTTATAGATCTATTTGATACAGCAATGACATCAGATAATCCTGCTGTAAAAAAAGCACTTAAAAATTTAATTCTAATCAGTACGCTTGTAGATGCTAAATCTGATTACGGATCAAGACATGGGCCTTTGCGTAGATTAGTTGAAGAGGTTAAACATCTTAATCAACGTCTTACAAGTTTAGAAATGGATAAACAGTATAAGTCAACTTATACACCACCACCTGGTACTGGAACGTGGCCTCCTGGTGTTGTACAACCTATGTGGCCACAAACTAGCCCCAATACTGTCGCACCTACTGCTGTTCCTGGCACTGGATTACCTCCTGGTGCTATTTGGACTACAGCAACATCTAATGTTGCTAGTACAGCACAGGTATCAGCAGACAAGCTTTTGGAAAAATTAGAGATTAAAATACAATGAATAAACCATTAGTCACAGACCTATCTACTGCACAAAAAGATTATGCTTATTTTTTACCTGCTACTAGCGGGTTCTACTCTACATTCATAGGCAAACAACGATATGGAAATTATGTAGATCCTGCACGTATTCCGCAAGCATGGAAAAACGGTATTGAAAGTCTTAACTATCTCGATCCTGACAAAGGATTATTTTACTATAATCACTGTCTATATAGTGCAGGTCATGCTAATCTTGACCTAAATAAACGAGATGATAGTGAAGACATGTTTCGTAATCGTAATAGAGGAACTAGTTGGGTGTTAGGAGATTCCGGAGGATTCCAAATTGGTAAAGGTAAGTGGGAAGGTGATTGGAAAGATCCTAACTGTCCTAAAGCACAAAAGAAAAGAGAAGCAGTGCTTAAATGGATGGATGCACTTATGGATTACGGAATGTGTTTAGATATTCCTGCCTGGGTCAGTCGGAGTCCAGCTGGTCAAAAAGCTACAGGTATTACTAGCTATGCAGAAGCAGTACAAGGTACGTATATTAATAATGAATACTTTATTAATAATCGTAATGGTAATTGCAAATTCTTAAATGTATTACAAGGAGAAAATCATACCGATGCAGATGACTGGTATGACAGAATGAAAAAATATTGTGATACATCTATCTATGGAGACCGTGCATTTAATGGATGGGCTATGGGTGGACAAAATATGTGCGATGTTCATCTTGTACTTAAAAGATTAGTAGCATTACGCTTTGACGGCTTCTTAGAACAAGGCCAACACGATTGGATGCACTTCTTAGGAACTAGTAAATTAGAATGGGCATTATTATTAACCGATATTCAACGTGCTGTTCGTAAGTATCACAATCCTAATTTTACAATCAGTTTTGACTGTGCTAGTCCGTTCTTAGCGACTGCTAATGGTCAAATATATGTAAGTACAGAAATTGAAGATCGCAACAAATGGTTATATCGTATGTTACCCAGTGCCGATGATAAAAAATATGCAACAGATACTAGAGAATTTATTACAGCAGTAAATCAGGATAACATATTCAAAGGACGCACATTTACAAATAGTCCCGTAATGGAAAATGTTCCTATTAAAGATATTTGTATCTACAAGCCCGGCGACCTAAATAAAATAGGTAAAGAAGGTAAAACATCATGGGATAGTTTCAGTTATGCTATTATGATGGGTCATAATGTTTGGCAACATATTAATAGCGTACAAGAAGCCAATCGTCAATATGATGCAGGATTGTGCCCAGCTATGTTAGTAGATGAAAAATTTGATCAAGTATTTTTCAAAGATGTTATTGAAGCAATCTTTTGTACAAGTGATAGAGGTATAGCCGAATCTATTGTAGAAGAATATAGTAAATTTTGGATGGCTATTCCTGGTACAAGGGGTGCAACCGGAAAACGAACTATTAATACAAGTACAACATTTGCCAATCTATTTGACGTAGTAGAATCAGAACCTGTACAATGTGACGAAGACTACGAACAGGATGAGTCTAAACTTGATGAACTTGAAGAAAGTGTAAAATGATTACTATTAGAGATTTTATGGAAACAGTCGACTACCGAATTACTGAAGGTAGTGAGTTTGGGTGGAAGTGTTTTGGTCCAAATACTTATTGTTTAGATTGCTGGAATGGTGACCACAATGGGTTTAGTATCGGAATTGTATTTGATACTAAAACTCAAACTGTTTACAAATTCGAAGCACACGACTACAGTAAACAAAATAGTTATCGTTGGGTTCATCCTGATTGGAGAGAAATTTACGAAAAAGAAGCTGAGAGTCGAGGCGTAGATAATCGTCAAGCATATGATGATGTTAATTATATAGATTTAGAAGAGCATACTGACATTCGAGAAAAAGCAGCCTGTATTGTTGCTGGCATCGATTATGACGAACGTGTTAAAGTGCCTTTAGATCTTCCTGAAGGTCTAATAAACAAATTGTTCAGAATAGCACATGAACAAGATATTACACTAAATGAACTAGTAGAAAACATTATCAAAGAAGAAATAGCATTTCGAACACAGGATCTATGAAAAGTCTAATTATTGGAATGGGGATTGGTCAACTGTATAAAACAGTTTTGACCAATCTTAGTGCTGAAGTCATCACTGTAGATTCGGATATCAGCAAAGGTGCTGACTTTCCTGACGCTGTGTCCGCTATATTGGCACGTGGACCTTTCGACACTGCACATATCTGCACACCCAACTTTACACATTTCACTATTGCCACTAAAATAGCACACGATTGTCGAATTGTGTTTATCGAAAAACCTGGCGTAGCAAATGCCAGCAACTGGGCTACTCTTGTACATTCATTTCCTGATACACGCTTTATGATGGTCAAGAATAATATGTGGCGTGACAATATCGACGAAATGCGTTTAAATGCTGAATCTGCTGACGAAGTAAGATTGAATTGGATTAACAGAGATCGTGTACCTAGTCCCGGCAGTTGGTTCACTAATAAAAAATTATCGTTCGGTGGAGTAAGTCGAGATTTGATGCCTCACTTATTAAGTCTATATATTGCCTTAAATCCTAATTGGCTTAAGACTGATATGTATGGGCAGGCTTCTAAGATGCGTTGGTGTCTTAAAGATCTAACTAATACAGAATACGGTAAGATTAATCCTAATGGCATTTATGATGTAGATGATGTATGCTCTATCGACTTCGAAAAATGGAAATTAACTGCTGACTGGCGTAGTATGAATCAAGACCGTAGAAATATTGAAATAGATTTCGGTGGCAGTACTCTTACACACGAATTAGGTCTATGTCCAGAATATGCTTATGAACGCATGATTAAAGAAGCATACGAACGTCGAGATGATGATAAATTTTGGGACAAACAATTGTTAATCGATTATTGGATTC